ACAGCACCTAAAAAACAGGCGGGGTTAGTCACTTCGTTGACAGTTTCAAATAAATTCAATTGTTCATTCATTTCATTAAATTTTGTGGGTAGTTTCCCGCCCGATTTTTTAGCTGCATCACGTTATATGCCATTGGCGGACCGCTTCATAAAAGTAACCCAATGTGTTTTTTGAGCCTTACCAGACGGATGCCCGAAAAGTGGCTTATGTTCAGTCAACGCCAAAACATCTTTTAATGGCACATCGCATTCATTCCATTTGAATATCAGTATGCCTTCATCTTTCAATACTCTAAAGCATTCAGCAAACCCACGTCTTAAATCATCCTTCCAAGTTTGCTTGTCTAATCTGCCGTATGATTGTGCCATAAAAGAGTTTTCACCTAAGAAAAGATGTGGCGGGTCAAATACCACCAGCCTAAATGTTTCATCAGGCAAATCCATATTTCTAAAGTCCATTACTCTATCGGGCAAACATTTTCTTACCCTTGCATCTTTTCCACTACCAACCACTTTTGGTTCCATAACCCTGACATCACAAAAAAGTACATCGGGATTACTTTTATCAAACCAAAATTGACGACCACCGCAGCAAGGGTCTAAAATCAACGGCATATAACACTGCATTGGCAAAATAGCCGTTTCAGTGCTGTTATTGGGCTTTTGTTCTTCTATCATCATTTGTGCTATATTAAACATTTGTAATTCTATTTCGGCTACTTCGCCAATGCTTTGCCGTTATGCGTTATTATAAAGAGCGTTTCGCATCTTTGTACGCATTGTTTTTAATTTATCATATTCGATGAATGAATTAACATATTGAGTTGGTAATTCTTCATTTATTGAGTATTCTCTAATAATATCATTAAATCCATTTATTTTGCTTAAATACTCAATTTTATCAGATGTTCTTAAGTTCCTGTATTTTTTATCATAGGCTAAAATATTAAATATTTCTATATTATTAAATGTTGTGCGCATTGGTATTGTATGTTCTAAAAGTGAGCTTGCATCTTCGCTAAAAAAATCATTTAAAAGTTTTAAATAAGGTGTCTCGTATAACCTCTGAACACCTTTTTTGCCTAAACACGCTTTATTTTTATTGTAATCTTTAGTTGTATTAATAGGAGCGTATGCTGCTGGCGTGCAAATGCTTGGGTTTAAAGGAGTACTGTGTATTATTATTGATATATTTTTCTTTAATTCTCCTATTTTTGAAATTACTTCTTTGAATTGCTCAAAATCTGCATCTGTTTCCGTTTCAATTCCAGTTATATTGTATAATTTAAGCCTTAACGCTTTGCAAGTTGTATTACTTGTAATATATCTAACAAATTCTATGATTTGTTCGTTTGGAATTCTCTTATTCATTGCAAATCTTAATCTTTCAGAAAAACCATCTATAGAGCTTGTGATCTCAGGAATTGAAAAATTTTTATATAACTCTTTTTTACACTGTTCTATTTCTATACTCGAAGTGTATCCCTGATTAAAAGAGTATAAGTTTTCATTTGTTTTAATATATTTTCGTGAAAATGAATAATGGCAAAAATAACATTTATTTGGGCATCCATATATTTGTTCTTTTGTTGTACCTCCTCCAAACGTGTAAATATTTGGATATAATTCAATACTTTGGTTAATTTTTACATTTTTATGTTTCCCTATTTTAATTAAACTTCCATGCTCAACATCTAAATTATTATCTATTAACCAAACGATCTCGTTTTCAACTCTTCCAAACCAAGCATAATCTATATATTCACAAATAGGAATATAGTTTTGCATGCCAAAACCTCCGGCCAACACTTTGAATTTTCTATTTTTCCATTCATTTGAATTATGCAAATATCTTGATAATGCAATCATATCTAAATTAGAAGTTAAGCTAATCAATATAATATCATATTTACTTGCATTTTCTTTGTCAGTTATTCTAACATCATATCCAGCATTAAATAAAACATCTATAATCATTGAAGCTCCAAAATTCTTAAGGCTTTTAAAATTTAAATCATGTCTATCGCCTTTTATTGGCGGAAACCATAAAAAAGCAATTTTGGTTTTTTTTGATATAGCTGGAGTAAATAAATTTCGTTCCATAAAAAATAAATAACAACGCATAACCCGTGGTATAGTTAATTGCCGTATTATTACTAAATTTAAGCGTTACCACCCGCTTGTAATTCTGTGTAATTTGATATGAAATTAGCCCGCAATCGGCAACTAACCATACCACCATCGTTACCTGCAATACCTCTCCACACTTGCGATAGTATCGTGTATAGCCCCGCCATGAGAAAATAGTGCTATTCGCTCAACTTCAAAGCCTCTGTTCTTTCCCATTGTATTGCTATGGTAGCCAAAGGTTATTACTATTCCATTTGGTTTTAGTATTCTTGGTAGTTCGTCTTTGAGTTGGCGAAACGGAGAAGCCTTAATCCCTTTATACATTTCCATACTTTTTCGATAGGCGTAAGGCGGGTCTAATAACACTGTATCAAACCTTTCACCATCCCATTCTTTTACAAATTGTAGCGCATCTTTTTGGTAGTCTGCCAACGCTTCATCATCCAAATCATTGCGTATTTCGTCAATGTTTAGCTTTGTCCTACCTGCAAATAGGTTCAATGTTTTGCCCTCACACGTCTTTTCAGTCCATTCTCTGATAGGTTTGATACTAAACGTCCACCTACTTAAAGGGCATTTAATGTAATCGAACAACGGCACAGCAGGTAACACAGTATATAGTGCATTGCTGTCCGTACTTTTATCAACTTTTGTCATAATATTTATCTTTCGTTTTTCAATTCAATTTTGGTGCAAGCAACGCACCATACACTCGTCCGTTATACGCAACCCTAATCCCAGAACCAAACATCAATTGCATAACCACATCTGTCGCATATATTAAAGCAAACTTGTCTCCAGTCGCCACCATCAACAGGCTGTATGTTTTGTTTAAACCCTTGCGAATATTCATTTTCGCCACCACACTTCGGGCAGCGTATAACATCGGCTAAAACTTCATTGCCTGCATTAGTGGTATTTTGAACGTCATTGCTATTTTCCATGTTCTTTGTATTTTTGATAGTTTACTGCATTTTATACGGCAACGCAGTTTAGCCGAGTACCGTTATATCCATTATTTCCAATGATTGGTTTATCGAAATAACTGGTTCCATGCTTGCCCATGTCCTAATGCCATTTTCTTTAAGTATTCTTATCGTTTCTAATCTTTCTTTCGGCAAGGAAGCATTTTTTTCCCATGCTTTTGCATACTTTTCATCTGTAAATGTTAGCGTGCATCCTACCTGAATATTCTCTCCAAATTCTTTAAACAAATCTAAATCTTGGAGTATTTTATAACCTCCTTTACTTAATATTGAAACTGGGATCTTGTATTTTAAAAGTATTTTTAAAACCTTGCGGGTAATCTTAGTTTCGTTATTCAAATATGTATATGGGTCTGTTGTGAAAGATAGAAATACCTGCTTTTCGGATTTATAATGTTTTTTTGCAGATGCTTCTATTTCCCTTAATAGGCACTGCTCCTCCTTTTGATAAACTTCTGAATGGATATATCCAGTATTAAAACGCTGCATCATCTTTGGTACATAGCAATATACGCAACCGTGGTCGCATCCTGTTTGATAATTTAATGCTAACGGAGAATATTCCCTTGCTGCTCCTTTTGGTTCGTAAATTGCTGCCATAATTCTTCGTTGTTAGTTAGTGTTCGTGAACTACCCACCCACGGCGGAGCCGATGGGTTGGGCTTCGGGGGTCGCAGACTTAGAAAAGTCTGGGTCAGTAAACACCATATCCGCCTTTTCCCCATTCATCAGCCTTTCAACATCTTCACTTTTCGTGCTGTCGCCACACAAAAGCCGATGTTCGCCAATTTCATACAAATCTCCAAGTACCGTTTTTGGGTTTTCGGGGGGTGCCTCATCAAAATCATCATCGTGCGCTTCGAGTTCCATCGTTTCAATATCCAATCCCAAATCATCAAACTCCAATTCATATTCATCAATGGCTACCTCTTGGATTAAATCCATATCCAAATCAATGTTCTTTTGCGCTACGGTGTTAGCGTAGATAGCCGCCTTCACCCGCTTTTCGCCCGTTAAATCGGTTTGGATTACGGGGTACTCCTTTTCGCCCAGTTCAATGAATTTCGGCTTGTAGCCCAGTTTATCAAAGGTTTCCTTTCTTGCATTACCAGTGATACTCTCACCATCGGCATCTATCGTGATTCCCTCAATTGCTCCCACCTCTGAAATGGATTTTTCGAGCAGCTCCATGCCCTCTGCAGTGTGCCTGTTGAAGTTCTTGCTATCCAGTTTGATAATCCTGCTCATGCCATTGGTTATTTGCGGTGCAAGTTATTGCGCTATTTTTAAAAAAGCAAATTTTTAGGTTAAATACTCATAGCCTCGCTCTGATTTGTTCTTTAGATGCTGTATTTCGGCTTCGGTTAATTTTTTTACTGACTGCATATTATCCATGTGGAAGTAGATAATGCCGTTTTGCTCCCTCGGGTATTTCAGCTCTTTGCCCCTACACTCACAAACGACCTCACGCTCCAACCTGCTCAAAAAGTTACCGTAAATCTCGCCCAGCATCTCATCAACAAAGAATATGAACACGGGTATATTGTGCTTTTCCATTATTGCTATATAATCGTTATAGTGCCTAACATCTATCCCCGTGTCGGGAAAGTAGTTCCTTTTCGCTTTGGCTTTCACCTCGGCAATGATAACGTTTCTTTTATCCCTAATGGCCAGTTTATCAAATGGGTGTGCGCTATCGGTTACGGGCTTATAAACCACGTACCCCTTGCTTTCTAAAAATTCGTGGATTATAGCCTCTGCAAAATCACCCTTTTGCACTGTTTTTTTATCGCTCCAGTTCATAAGCAAATTTATTCGTTTCGTTGCCGATAACATCCCATCCAGCCCTTGCTGTTCTACTGAAATAATCCAGTTTTCTCCCTGCGGTTATTGCGTTTACCATTTCGTAGAACGCTTCGGGCTTTCGGCTATGCTCACGCCTCGGCTCTGAAATGATATCCCTGTACGTTGTATTGTGAAAGAATGGTTTTCCCTTAATGCCAACTAAGCAAAATTCACACTGCATCCTGAACCATGCCCCCATGCCGATTTTCTGCTTATCCCAAACTAACAACGCTTTGTATACGAATCCCCACGCATCCAGCAATGTTTTTGCATCCCAGATAAACTGATGGGTTGTCCAAAGGAACAGAACGCAATTATCGCTGGCAGGAATATTCAGCTCAACCAGTTCGCTAATCTCCATCTCTGGGTACGGATTGGCCACCCTCGACCCTTGTGGGTCGTATTCCCTGCCATAAGGCCACGGCGGGTCAACAACAATTACATCGTATTTTCCGCTTGGCTTGCTCACGCCATTTTCAATATCCTTTTTTTGTTGCTCTATGTACTCTTTGCGCTCCTTGATTTTCTCTTCTTTTTTTATATTCTCATACGCTTTGTTTATGGATATTTCCTGACGTTCCAACTGTCGCTTTACCTCTGGCGTTGCCTTCTGCTCAATAACCTCAATCTTTGCTATCGTGTCGTGGGATACGCCCGCTTGTTTCGCTAATTCCTGTCGGGTGTCGATGGGTTCAATAAGGTTTGCAGATTTCTGCAAACCTTTTATCCCTCGCCCTTGTGAAAGCGTTTGATTCTCCTTTGCTTTTTCCGCAATTATCGGCTTGAGCTTCAACACCAATTTCCCCCGTATGTATGCTGGCAAATTTCTGCGGTTAAACTGGTTTAGTATCATCCACATCTTAGCATCGTTTTCGCTCTCAAACTCTTTGCTGATAGTTTCAAAACTAATGCCGTGCTTCGTGCATATTTCGTAACGGTTATGCCCATCAATTATCGTATTATTCCATAAAACAATCGCATCCCGACAGCCCTCATCAATGATGCTTTTTTCTAATCCCTCGTATTCCTCACTTGTTAATGGTGGAATTAATTCCTTAAAACTTTCATTAATCTTAATCATACACTATCAATTAAAAAACGGGTAAATTGTGTTAGTCGCACGGAGTCGTCATCTCCAACCTCCACAAATTACCCGCTTGAATATCCATAGTTTTTGACGTTTTTTTTGCAATCGTAAAGGTTATTAATCTAAACCATTTCTCAAAATATTTCTCCCTTAAAACGCAATCGCCCACGGAAAATGAAAGGTTATGGCCAAACCCGAAAACCGTGAGCGATGCGCAGTGAACTACCCACGAACTAAAGATTCGTGGGCTTCCGACTTCACAGAGGAATGCCCTTTCAAAAGATTAGGTCTTCTATCCTCTCCATCGGTGTAATCGACAGTCCCTGCCGATATATTATTTAATCCTAATTTTAGGATATAAAACCAACCAAACCCCAGACCATAAATTTCATTTTTACTCCGTAAAGATAGCTAATTTAATTGTAAATCCAAATTTTGAGCAAAAAAAAGGGGCTTAATCGCCCCCATGAAAAATTTTTCTCTCATGCTATACATCTTTATCGGCATAAATTCCTAATGCCATCGAGTAGTTACCATAAGGCCTAAATCCCTCTACGCCCATAAAGGTATAAATACGCCTCGTTTTCAATTCGGGCTGCCCGACCTCCTTTACCGTTACCGTTTTGGCGGTGCGCTTCATTACCGTGTAATCTACCGTTAAATCGCTATCGCCAATAAACCTGCCTCGGTACGTTTTGCCTACTTCAAATTTTGCTATTACTGCCATGATTGAAATGTTTTTATTGGTTGGTAAAAAAGGGGCTTGCGCCCCGATTTTTGTTTTCTTTTTAGAACAGTGCTATCTCTTTTTCTGTGTAGTAGCCTTCGTAGCCCTTTGCCGTTAGCTCGGCTATCAAAAGGGTTTGGTATTCGTAGTCTGATAGCCCCTGGAAGCTCTGAGCCTTCAGGTGGGATATGCGACCCTCTTTGTACTCGTCAAGGTTGGCTATCTCTTTTGCCCACATCTCTTTATCTCTCTTTGTGGTTGCCCTATTCAAAAGGTCTTCATAACCACGCCTTGCAACGCCCACCTTATCGTCTAACCACTTTGTAAAGGTGTTAAGGCTATCATAACCCCTCTCCATATCAAAAAGGTTTGCGTTCACCTCGATAGTTTCAAGCTCACAATCGTATATCTCATAGCCCCTTTCGTCATAAATAGTCTTGTATTTCTCGGCATACTCTAAGCTGCGAGCGTAGAACCTTACGGCGTTAATGTTCTTTTCTCTGCCCGTACGGTTGAAATCTCTATCTTCTCTCTGCTTGGCGTCGTATCTGTATGCTGTAGCTTTCATGGGTCTTTGTGTTTTGGTTGTTTACTTATTTATACGGTAAAGATAAGCATTTTGTTACATATTTTGCAAATATTTTTGCATTTATTTTGCATTTTATTGTTAATTTATATTAATTCTAAATAGTGTTATTCGCTATTGCACTCATCAATGAAGTTGATTAGTTCGTTTATATCCTTTTCAGTTCCTTTCAACTTTACCGCAACGGTTCTCTCGGAGTGCATTTTCAGGTTAACTATCTCCACGCTGAACCTCGGAGCATGAATGAGTATTAAGCTTGTTTCTAACCTTGATAGGTTGAATGTTTTTGTTTTCATTATTCGGTATGTTTAGTTTATCCATCGTTGAGAATACGTGCTTTATCGTTTCCAGCTCGTTGGCATCCCGCAACGCATAGCAATCGTTGCAAAGTTCTAAAATTTTGTGCTGAACGGGATTGCCGCAATCCTTGCAGAATACTCCAGTTTTGATTAGCCCTAACCTTGTTCGGCACTGGAGAACCTTGCGATTGTACTCCGTATCCGTTTTGCAAAGGTAGTGGAACGTTTTCACTGAGTAGGATACGGTGGAGTGGTCCCGCTTACCTACTCTCTCGGCTAAATCTACAAAGGTAATTACCCTGTTTCGATTGCTGTAAACCTCTAAGGCTAACGCAAAGGCCGTTCGCCGTGCATCGCTGAATAGGCGGTTGCGGTTTCGGCCTTTGATGTTCTCAACGCTAACGTGGAACACATCGGCGCACACTTGGATTACCTGCTCAACCATGATTGTCCTTTTTGTCGTTAAACTCCCTTTCAAACCTACGCTGGTCTATCTCAGTGTAGATGAATAGCCCGATGGCCACAACGGATATGGCTATGGTTGTTAGTAAGAGTAGCATTTCGTACATGGCTTGTAAATTTTACGGTAAAACATATTTTTTCAAAACATCTATCAGCTCTTTCAGCTCTTTAAAAGATAGACCTCTTAGCCCGATATGGCAGTATTTGTTTATGAGTTCCAGTGCTTGCTCAACGAGTTCAAACTTGCCGTTCCGCTTTCTATGGTACTCGGTAAGGATAATGAATAGCCCATCGGTTATCTTTACCCGCCAATCCACGACCCTGTACTCGGAGCCATCGACAATATCCTTGCCGGTAAACTCCGATTTTCCAAATCCTAACTTCTTCAGCCCTGATGTTTCCATAGTTCCTAGCTGTTCTTTGCATAATGAATACCCAAGCGAATTGCCTCATTTAGATTTCCCATAATTTCCCCTATGCGATTATTTCACCATTTGATGCTATTTATATAGGTTATTTTGCAAGCATATTACCACCACTTTCTAAAGTTCAATTCCCTGTGTAAGTTAGTAACTTTCTCTTTGAAATGCAAGGCTTTCGCCCT